TAAAAATAGTAGCTGTCAAGCTACCATTTATTGATGCGGCTGCATTAGATAACGATAGAGCAGTATTGTTGCCTAAACCATCAGTAATTAACTTTAAAGAAGATGTTATAGGGCCGTTATCGGTTACTTTTAATAGTGCATCATACGTCGATGCTATGGTTTGTCCAGTTAGTGTAGCCATTTATTTTTGCTCTAATATAGTTAAAATATTTTACTTTTACAACAATTTTTATCAACAGATTATTTCCAAAAATTCTTTATGAAGTTTATACCTTCAATGTCAATAGTTCCTAAGAAATAATAATTTCCTCCAGAGGCTTTTCTATTTATAAATCTTGGGCTGTTTGATTTGTATGGGGCAGCTATTGAAGTTGTATCAATGCCACTTTGAAATCCTGTCGCTATTGTTATATTATCATTTGCAGTGCGTCTAGTTCCAAACTCAAGATAAATTAATTCCTTGTTTTCTTTTGCTATCGCTTTGCCTGTTATTAAGCTTTTACCAGTATACATTTTATAGTATATAGGATTTCCAGCTATTTGATTGCCATCGGCAGGAAGACCTGAGTATCTACTATTTGTAGTATTTGTAATTGTACTAACAGCCTCTTCTACTTTCTCTTCTGCCCTTGCGTGGATTCTTTCAACCCATTTATTTAAGTCTGCCATAACTCCAGCAGCAGTATTACTTGTACTTCTTGGTCTGCTTACAGAATTTCTTACAACTGCCATTACTTACGAAGCCAAGCCACAATTTTAATATAGAATCTTCTCTCATCAGCCAATCTTACCGAATGGATAATATAATTGTTGTTTCTATATCTAATCTTATAGGTTTTATCAATATCTACTACATTATCTCCCCAATATGAAAGGATTTTGTCCCAAATATTATCTGAACCCCATTCTAAAGCCTCTCTGTATCTTATAGTAAAAATATACTTGTTATTAAGAACCCTTTGTCCTCCTTCAACAAATAACTCTCCATCATAAGGCTCTACTTTAGCTAGTGTAGTAGTTTCTACGGGATAAGTAGGTTTTGTACCACCAGTATTATCCATAGCACCACTATACGATAGAAGCTCTATAATTTCCCTAAAATCAGATGTTTTATGATATACTCTCATTAAAATAATGATACACGTCTATAACTTTTTGCGAATTGTTTTGCTCCGTTAGAAAGCTCGGTAATTGAACCAACTTCGATAATGTTTTCTCTGTATTCAAAGTCCATACCTACTTGCTTCATAATAGCAACCTTTAGGTCAGCGGGTAAAGAAGTATATCCTGCAACGTACTCAATCTCGATAGGAGTAGCTATGCCAAAGAAGCGAATGTTTTTGTAAGTGTTACCGGTGATAACATAATCCGTTCCTGCTGTTAGCGTAGTCTTAGTACCCGTTTCATCGATAGATTTAACGTGGGTAATAGATTGAATAGGCCCATAAGGAATATCAACATTATCGGCTACTTGCTGAAACGTAGATACCAAAGTTTTAGTAGCAAATGTACAACCCGTATATCTCTCCAATTTAGTTCTAGCCGAAGAAATTAGCGTAGTAATCAATGTATCCCAAGAAGAGTAATCTACGTTTAAGTAGGTCTTTGCTTCTAAAAGAGTAACTGGCTCAGTGGCTAAGTCGGTCTTAATTTGTACGTCTAATCCTAATGTCATTATTTACTTTTTTTAGATACCTTTAATTCTTTTGTTTTTACTTCTGGCTTCTCTTCTTTCTCTTCGATTTCAACATCATCAGATACTTCTAAGATTTTAACCAATCTTTTAGATACTAATAAAGTAGCTCTTTCGTCAGATACTTCAAGCTCTTCTCCAGTAACTACTACTCTACCTAGCTCTAAATCTCTGTAATTGAATGTAACTTTTACTTTTGTCATAATTTTTATTTTTTGAAAGTAGGGGGGAAGACGATTCCCCCAGTATAAATACTTTCCAAACTACTTTAGTAATTAGGCAACGTTACCTAAATCAGCAAATACGAATGCGTCAAGACGGTCGATAGCTAATACTTCACGAGCCTCAACACGGCAAGTAACCAAGTTTTTCTGAACGTTATCAGAATCTTGTTCGAAGAATTCAACAGCTAAATCGTCAACAACAACACGCTTAGCATAGCTCCAGTCACCTACTAATACTTTATCATCAGCGATGAAAGAAGATTTGTAAACTGGAATACCAGCGATAGCGATGTTACCATTAGCGTCGATAGTGAAACCACCCGGTACTGAGTAATCAGCAGGCTTAGTGGTTACCAAACGAGCCCATTGCTTAGGGTTAACTACGATACCATTTACTGAGAAGTCAGCAGACTCTAAGTTAGCTACGTAATCAATGATTTGCTCAGCATCTACAGTTGCAGAAGTGGTAGTAGAACCAGTTGCAGCACCTGATAAATCAGTGTAGAATTTAGAATCTTCAGCTTTGTAGAAATCACGCAATAACATTTGCGGAAGAGCTGATTGTAAGAAAGGTAAATCTTGTAACATTGATTTGTCGATACGAGCAAAACCAGCGATGTAACGAGCAGTGTAAGTAACAGCAGTTAAATCGTAATCGATTTGAGTCTTAGCATCACCCGGAGTAGATTGAACTGAGATAGAACCTTCAGCACCAGTTTCACGATATAAAGTGTAGATACCAGTTGCAGAAGCAACAGCAGGGATTAAATCTCTGAAGTTAATTTTGCGGTTAGGAACCATAGCAACACCTGGTTGGTAAGTGCGTACTGCATCACCAGTCAAGTTGTTAGAAACAGTCATATTACCAACTGCTTTCAAGTTTAATTTTACTTTGTTACCCAAAGATACTTCTTTGATTGAGTCAAAGTTTTTAGCGATTAATTCGCCAAAAGATGTAGAGAATGATTTTTCTTCCATTTTGTTTTCGGTAGATTTTTGTAATTTAATTTCGATTTCATCTAAACGATTTTCAATCGCACTAGATTTTTCAGTTAATTGCTCGGCCACCTCAGTTTTAAGGTTCTCGTTAATTAACGATTTTAATTGTTCAACTTTTTCCATTTTGATAACTTTCTATTAGTCCATTTAATATTAACTCATATTCATCCTCTTCAAGGTCTTCTCCATAAGCAGATACTTCCATATTAGATTCTTCAGCAGGTGCTGCCTCTTCTTCTACTTGTTCACCTTCTTCAGTTGATTCTCCCTCAGCAGGAGCTACTTCTTCTTCAGCCATCGGCTCATCTTCCATCGGGTATTCGTGCTCCTCAGTATCTTCAATGTTGATAGTAACTGTAACACAGCCTTTATCTTCAGATGGCTCAGGAGTTTCTACTGATAGTTCTTTGAGAGCGTTTAACTCTTTTTGAAGTTGCAAGAATTGTAGTTCTAGTTTAGCAAAGGTTTCGTCGGTATATTTACCACCTTTGATAGCTCTCATAATGTTATCCATCATAAAGCTAATGTTTTCGTAAGATTTCATACCTGTAATCGGGGTCATTTCGTTAGCACCCCATCCTTGTAATGAAGAGCCTTCATATAACTTAACCTCAGAGATTTCGTTATAGTGGCCCATCTTTTTTTGTTTAATAGTAACAAATCCAATAGAATGCTCACTAATCAAACCATCTTCTACCATAAGTAAGAAATCACGACCTAAAGTATGACGACCTGCTTTACTTTCGTAGTACAAGCCTTTAGCGTCTTCTTCAAGTGTTAAGATTTTACCAACAGATTTAGTAGCGTCGTGGTCTAACAAGTGGCGAACTCTGTGGAAGTTCTCATTAATAGTCTTAGTGAAAGCTCCTTTACGGATAACATCACCATCACTATCCATGTTGTCAAAAGAAGAGAAATACCCTGTAACGATGCCTTTCTTAACATCTACATCGGTAACCCCTTGGTTTAAATTTTTGTATAGTAACATATCTATTTGTCTATTTGTTTTAATTTTTTGATAGCCCACTCAATTCCTTCAGTTCCACCCCAAGCATCCCACATCAATCCACCACATCCTTCTTCGTAAGGAACGTCTTTGTTCTGTTGGTGTCTTTTGAAGCTTGCCATTCTCGCGATTGTATCTCTTGAGATTGATTCTCTATTAGCTAATTGATTTGCTCTTTGCTTTCCAACAGGAGTGCCACATTCGCCCCATCCGTTTTTCTCAGCCCATGCCAAAGCGCGTTTAGCGTTATCGGTAGCTGCTTGTGGATAGTCATTGTATGACTCTGCTTTCTCAGAGGCTCTCTCAGCTAATGCTTTCAAGAATCTCGCAACAAAGCTCATAGCAAATGCGTTTTCATTACCCTTTAGCTTTTGTTCAGCAAATACGCGAAGGCCTGTTTTGAACACTTCCTCTAACTTTGCAACAGTTACTTTGTTTTTAGGGTATTTCTTGTTATGGGCAG